AAGGGCACCGATGCCGATACTTCGTTCCCTCATAGCAGAAAACTTAGCACGGGACACGGTGTCGGGTGCGTTATCAATAAAGAACTGAAGGACGTTATCAAGCATCTCTGCCATGTCCCTCAGAAACATATCGTTCTTGCTCCAAGCATCATAGTGCTCAAGGTTTACTGACGATAAACAGCAAACAGCAGTGCGTTCCTCGTTAGTTGGCAAGATGATCTCGGAGCAAAGGTTAGACTGATGGATTTTTAAACCAAGTTCTTTTTGAAACTCTGGCATCATCCGATTGCTTGTGTCAATAAAATGAATGTATGGTTCGCCTGTCTCCATACGCAACTCTAGAATCTTTTGCCAGAGTGCTTTCGCTGATACGGTATCGCGGATCTCTCCTGAGTGTGGATCTATCAAGTTCCAACCGTCATCAGCATCAGAGTCTTGCATACAACGTTCAATGAGTTCCATAAACCGATCGCTGATGTTTATACCGTGATGCAAATTTAAGCAACGACGATTCTGATCGCCTGTTGGTTTACGCATCTCAAGGAACTCAGTAATATCTGGGTGCGAGATGTCAAGATATGCCGCATAGGAACCACGACGAGTCTTGCCCTGACGATATGCCAAGGAAGATGCATCGTAGGTCTTAAGATGCGGGATTACGCCAGTAGACTTTTCGTCTGAAGAACGGATACCAAACCCGATACCTACACCGCCACCCATCATAGACAACCAATTGGTTTCTGACAGGTTAGCGACCAGACCTTCAGCGGTGTCTTCGATATAGTTTAGAAAACACGAGATTGGCATACCCTTTCCCGTGCGTCCATACGCAAGGATAGGAGTGGAATAGGATAACCAATGCTTAGATGAATAATCGTAAAGACGTTGAGCATGTTCAGGGTTAGAGGCGAACTTAGAAGATACATAAGCAAAGCGATGTTGAGGAGATTCTTCATCTTCCCTCATATAACTTTCGCGTAGTCTTTGTAGACCGAGTTTGTCGAAGAGGTCATCTCGGGAGAGATCAATCTCGATCCCAAGGTAATTTTGCTTTGCCATTTCGCTTCCTTAACGAATTAATTTTGAGGGTAATCTTATATATTATATCCAAATCTGTTAGCAAAGCAAGTTATTTTTGTATTTTACGCATTCTCCCCATTATTTCAATGAAGCGTCTGGTAATGGGATATCGCTTTTTCTTGCGAGGTCCCATATTAGCAGTATCATGAGGTATTCCAGCGTCAGCAGCAGTAGTCATTTCTTCTGAAAATTCTTTAAACCTTTTCATTTCCTTAGTTCTCCTACAGCAACATACAGTTGCTTCGCTGTTCGATCGTGTGTAACTTCAAAGATATCAATTCCCAACATATTACCAACTGGATAACTATTATCCCAGACTCTAATTTTGTCACCTTTCTTGCAGACTTCTTCACAAGTTATGTTGAGCATTTTATCATTAGCGAGTCGATAGGTTCCAGGAGATAACATACCATCTTTAGTACAGAACCATGAAGTTTCTTCAGAAAGCGCCTCCAGAGGGTCCACATCGGATGCCTGCACTATCTTATTGACAGAGGAGTCAGATAGGTTTAGTTGTTCTTTGATTAAGAAAAGTGCTGCTGCATAAGAGGCGAGTTTACTGGAACCGCCTGGAACTTTTTCTAATAATTTCTTGAGGTTAAAAACTAAACGATGAAAAGCGTTATATGCGCTTTTTTCTTCTGAAGTTTCAGGATTTTTGAGTTTCTTTCCCTTTTCGTCTATGAGTCCAAGTTTATAGGCAGTAGTATCTTCAAACTTGGTTGTAAGTAGACGCAAGAATCGAAGGGTGTAAACTAGGTCGCCTGTTCTGGATAAAAGTCCCATTAGATATTTTCCAATTTCTGGACCACCCAAGGATCCGATTCTATGTTTTCTAAATCACCTTGCTTCAATGCTTGTATATGTTCTAGAAAAGGTTTTAAAATAGATAAATTTTCTGGTCCTGTTTTAAACATCAACATCAGCACACCCGATTCATATCCAAATACGTTAAGGAGGATCGTTATGTGATTGAGTATTAGTCTCTCACACAATTCTCCTCCACGCGTGTACCTGTTGAACAATCGCTTGATATACTTGAAGCGATTTAGTTCTTCATAGAATTCTTCAGCATCTATACTACGAGGAGTATGGTAATTCTTCGCAGCATAAATCAAGAAATTGTCTTCGTTAATCTCAACATTCATACAGATTATATAGTTGAGATTTTAAAACTACTTGCCGACCTTTTCTTGTAATTCTTTAATCATATTGTCTTTGGTCTGTCGCTTATCTAACTCTACGCCAAGGTCACGACCAAGTTCTTCCAACTTTGCTTTAGTCAATTTTTTCAACTCATTTGCAGTAGGTAAAGAATCTAATGCTTCTTTCACATCTTCTTTTATTTCTTCAACAACTTCATCAATCTTTTCTTCGATCTCTTCAATTGTTTCTTCAACCTTTACCAGTGTAGAAGATTTGTCTAAAACCAACCAAACGACTATAGCTGCTACACCAACCAAACCAAGTACAAATAATGCTTCCATTACAATAAACTCCAATTATTAAGAATTATCTTTTACTTTTGTGGGACTCTTAGAGTCTCCGTTACCGAGATTATCACCACGACGGGAAGATGCTTGAGACTTCACTGCCCTTCCTGCCTTCTCTACATCATCGTGACCTTTTTCTTCAAAGTCAGTGTATGTAGTATCAACCTTATGCTGATCTACAAACTCTTTTGACTTTGGAGATTCTTTATCCAGAAGTCCTTCTGGTTTCGTAGCACCTTTAGTGTGATTTTTATCTGGTGAAGCGACAGCACGCTCAAGAACTTCAGCAAACTCGCGAGTCAACTCTGGATAATCTTTGGCCATTGACTTATCGCCGTTCTTCTTATCGCCCTTGCGCATTGGCGCACCTTTGATCGGATCAGCAGCTGCTTGTTCATTTTGCCCGTGCGCGTTCTGAGTAGAAGAATGTGCAACCTTCGACATCTGATGCGGAGGAGAAACATTCATCCCCTTCTTTACTTTCGTGGCATGACGCGCCCAAGCATCGCCAGCGGCTGTATGATGTCTTGCAGCATTTCTATGTTGCCCATGCGCGACATTATCTCCCGCTTTCTTTGCCTGCGCCGCTTGTTGCGTGTGATAAGTTGCTTGCGTGTGATGCGCATCTGAACGATCCATAGGATGCTGATTGGACTTCATGTAGTCTTCATCAATCCCCTCGACTTCTTCCTTCATGTGATAACCTTTGTTATCACAGTGGTCGCAACCTTTGCCCTTACACTTCGGACACTCTTCACGGTCGTCGCCGTTATCGTTTTCTTTCTTCATGCGATCTTTACCGCAAGAAGATTCGTCTGCTTTCTTCGCCTTCTTAGCACGGAGAGCAGCAAGGTCGTCGCCTTCAATATCCCCGTCCTTATCGACGTCTAGTTCTTTTTGCTTAGGAGACAGTTTCTTCTCGGTTACTTCGAGATATGCCTCCCAAACTTTTTTCATGGATTCTAAGTCCATCGTTATTACTCCTGATCAGTAGAGTTAGTATCGTTATTTATATTCTTTTTAGTTTGCGCTGTAATCTGTTCTTCATAATAAATGATGATTGCCTTTTGTTGCTCAAGATATCTACGGATATCTGCAAGGTTCAATGACAGATTCTCATAATGCGGAACAGACAACGCAAAGAAAACTAGGTCGCCATTGGCGTTTTCAAACCTTTCCTCAAACTCATGGATGTTGTCAGTGGTAACTGTATACCAGTTGACATCAACCATGTTAATAGGGCGAGGTGGAGATCTCAGAGGAATATCGGGAGTCTGTACTACCGTCCTAGTGACGACAACTTCTTTGGGTTTAGTAAAACTACACCCCGTCGTTATCGTTAGGATTAGACTTGCCGCTAATAATTTCAATCCCATCGAATGCCTTCTTAGTTCCATTGTTTATCCTACTTTCAATCAATCCTGGTTTTTTCAACGCAAGTCGAGTTAAGTCATGATTACCGAACACTTCAATTAGTTTGTTTCTACTTTCTTCTGACTTCGCTAAATCTGCTTCTAACTTTAATTGCAACTCTGCTGTTTTTGCAGCGTTTTGTACCATAGTATCTATAGTCCGCTGATTATCCTCTACAGCGATCTTTAGAGTTGCATTATTCGCCTCAAGTTGTCGAATAGTATTTTGCGTGTCGGTATAATAAAAATAACCACCACCTGCAATAGAACCAAATAACAATAATATTAAAAGAATTGGCATCTTATTTTGCTTTCTTTCTTAATGATTTAATTAACATGATTTTAAACTTTCGCTTTTCGACTGGTTTCTGAAGACTGTCGTGCCTTTTCAAAAGCATGTCGATTTGTTTAGGATTCAGAGTTACCTTTTTGCCAGTAGGAGATACAGTTATCGCTTGGTTGCCACCACGGTCTTGCGCCTTGCGTAACTGCATAAAGATGTTACGATCTGCTGGATCAGCGGAACCAGTGCGAACCTTGCCCTTTGATGTTTTAGAAACAGGTTTCGCTGGCGCTGCTTTCTTGCTTTCCGAGTCTTTCTTAAGTGCTGCTTTCGCTGCTTTATCTAACTCTTTCCTCTGCGCAGGAGACAGATAGTTTGCGTTACCAAACATCTTCTTGCGAAGTTCTGCTTTCTTATTAGTGAGTTTCTGCGATGCTTCATGAATCTTACGACCGTCAGTCTTATGGACGGTTGCTTTGTCTCCGACCTTATTAACTTTGTTTACACGATCAGCATACTTCTTTGCACCTGCTGATGTAGGATGATAATGCTTGATTGATCTAGTGCCGTCTTTTTTCTTGACGACGACTACGTGTCCTGGTTTGTCAGTAAAGTCACGTGGATCCATTGACTCTTTCATTGCTTCGCGTTCCTTAGAGTGACGGTTCTTGAGGTTCTCTTTTTCTTTGGCGTGCTTCAACTTCAAACGTGCACGTGCTTCAGCATCTTCCTTGCGCGTCGCGAATATCCCTGTTTTCTTTTTAGCACTACCATACTTCTTATCAATTGCTCTAAACAAATCTGCTTTAGAGATTGGTTTCTTTGCAGCAGAGGCAGGTTTCTTATCAATCGGGTCAGAGGTGCGACCATACATTTTATTTGCTGCATGACTTTGAGCACGTGCAGCACGAGGATTGTATGCTTCTTCTTTCGTTTCGTTCCGTTGTTGTGCTGCACGCTTTTCTCTTTCGCGACGCATCATGTCAGCAACCTTGCCCATCTTATGTTGGTCGGAGGTGGACATACCTGCTCGTTGCTTCTTAGCACGAATCGCTGCTTGCGATTGTCCATAGGCAGCAGTGGATTCTGGCACACAATTTGGTACCATTTTGTCGTTTTTCTTTTTCATACCGACCTGCTTATATCCATCCCAGCAACCCTCTTTCTTTTCTCCACGCTTGGCGTCAAGATAAGCAGCGATTGCCATTTCTTTTCGTTTTTCTTTTGACTTGCCCTGGAACTGAGGAGCATCTGATTTTTGAAAATCATCGATGTACTTTTTGATTCCCATTGAAGGATCTAACTTTTCATTCTGTATATCTTTGTGTACAGGAACCATGCGAGTCTTTGTTTTACCAGTTACAGGATCAACGTAGTTTTGAGGTTTTTTTGCAGATGCATTAGTGCGATTGCTGGTGTCAGTTTGCTGTGCATCACTATTAAGTTGCTTGCCTTTGTGCTTCACCTCGCCCCTCTTCAATGCTTTCTTGCGGTCTCGCATTGGACCACCCTTGTTAAACTTCTTAGAAAACTTAGCAACAGGATTGCTCTTACCTTTTACCATGCCTTACAACTCCAATATCTTGCTTTAGTCTTTGGACCAGGATTATCGCAGTTGTGACGAGCTCGAAATGATTTCCGACGAGCAGGAATATTCTTTTTAATTCTCATATTCTTGTCGCCGAAATTAACTTTCTTAATATTACCAGTAGTGGGATCTTTCACATAGACTTTCGACTTTTTAACGTCTCCAGGCATTGGTTTGTTCAAAGTGACTTCTCTGCCTTGATATTCTGCTTCCGATATAAATTGCTTAAACTTCAACATTATTGCATCTCTCCTTTAGAGTATGCGTACATTCCTTTCATTTTTTCATACAAACCAGATAGTTTATTTTGATACCACTCTTCAACATCTTCTTCTTGTTCAATATATTTGGTTATTCCATCAAGGGCATGATGCATAAAATTAATCTGCGTCATCATCATTTCTTTCTCTGCTTCAGGACCGTTATTTTCTTCAGTCCAATTAGAAAATCTTTTCACCTTTTTGCCCTCTTTCGGAGTTACCTTTTTTGCTCTTTTAACGGAAGCGTCTGTGCCCCATTCTTGTTCTTGTGGATTGTACCCTTTCACGCAAGATCCTTGTCGTGATTCAGTCCACCTTTTTTCTTTTTAACAATGAATGCATTTACTCTCGCCATGCCCCATTGAGATGGCGTAGTTCCTGGACGGTGACCTGTTTTCCATGCGGCAACACCGCGATTGTAAACCTTTCGCAGTGTACCAACGGAGATACCAGACTTATCTGCCTTTTTGGCAAGTCCTTTAGATACGTCCTCTGCAATATAGTCAATAAATTTCATAATGTTATTTATACTACAGAGGAGTTTAGATTTTATTTGTCGCCATTAAATGCTGCACTTGACTTGCTAGTACCTGCATATAATCCAAACCATGCTGCACCTGCGCCTACAATAACAGATATCAAACCAGATTGTTCCATACTTGGATCGGGTAGGTCCATGTACCACAAAACAGTTTTATATAGCAAAAAGATATAAACACTTAAAAACAGTCTTGGGAATATTCTCCAAGAATCTACAGCACGTGCCAACCATATCCACTTTTGGTAGGGATTTTGACCGCTGTCGACTGTTCTAGTATCTACCTCCAGTTCTATTTGTACTACTTTCTTTTCAGGTTCTGACATAAATCACCCCTTATTCTTCTTATTATTTTTTTCTGCAACTAGTGCTATCTTTCTATCAGTTGTTCGTATTACAATATATCCGCTACTATCATGAACAGTATACCAAATTTCTCCTCTACCAGAGACAGTTATAGTCATTTTTCTTCATTACCCATGTAGCAATTATGTTCTTGATCTCTTACCCAAGATAACTCTTGTATAATCCGATTATACCACTGTTTATCGTATTCTTCTTTTGCTTTATTCATATCAGAAGCAAGTTGACTAATACGAATATCAATATATTCTACCATTGTGTGTTGCTTCCCTCTTCTCATATAATACTCACAAAGAATGTAACCAGTCCAGAAACAAATACAACAAAACCTACAATTGCCACACAATCAATTATCATCGCCTTCTTACGAGCAGCTGCTTCTGCGGCTGCTATTCTACGTTGTCTAATAATACGACGTTCTCTCATCATATCTTCATAGAACTGCGCTTGTCCTGTATAAAGAAGAAATTCGTGAAGTTCTTTTTCGATCTGTTTAATTTTATGTCGAGCAGCAGTAACCTGAAGTGCTTGTGCTTCTACACTATTACCACCAAATAACTTACCCACCATTGATGGGTTTTTTGCATGTTGATCTGCCTCTGCGATTGCTTCTTTAGCATCAAAAAACTGAGCAAACTGTTGGTACATGTCTTGCACCTCGCGACCTTGTTCCATCGCTCCTTTCAACATTTTAAAGGCAGATCCCGCCATTGACAATGCTGCTGCTATTTCTATCATACAAAAATCCTAGTTGTTATGAATCCCACTGAGGAATACAATGTTTCACAATTACAAGGAAATTATTTAAATAGAAATTCGGTTCAATAAATTACGAACAGGAGTATTTATACTGTTATTCGCTACCATACATCTTATTGAACATTTTGGTGTATTTCGATGGTTTGGTCTTTGTGGTTGTATCTCCAGGAGCAGGTTTATATGCTTTTGGATCGTCATCGCGCATTTTAGTTTGCTTCTTAAACTGCGCATCACGCCGACGTTTCATCGACTTACTAAGACCTTTGTGGTATCGCTTAGGTTGAGAACCTTCACGATCTTTGATGTCTGGATCTTGATCTACTTTATATTTTTTATCTTTTTCTGCTTTCAGAGTTGCGTATCTTTTGCCGCCAGTGGGTGAAGGAACAAACTCTGCGCTGGATACATACTCATCTAACTTCTCAATGGCGTCTAACCATTTGCGTACAACTTTATCTTCACTCAGTTGAACGATAACATAGTTGCTTCCTAGATGATTGATAGTTCCTACCTCTTCAGATTCTTTAATAACAACCTGATCACCAACTTCAAACAACTCTCCTTTAACAAACTTCTCGCGAGTCTCTGATACAGGATCAAGTTCAACGTGCCGTTTGAATACAGTTTCTTCTTTGATGCCCATACCATTGCGTACATCGACAAACAATTTCTTCGCGTCCTTGTTGCTCATAGATCCGAGACCCTGAGAAAAACTTGCGAAGTCATTATCCGCTGCGAACGCACGGAGTTTAGAAGCAGACATACCCTCTACACCTTCGGCGTCAGGGTCGCGTTCTCCAGCAGAAACTACTTGGATATTCTTGAAGTTATAAAATCCATGCCTACCCTTTTCGCCGTTGTACTTGTCTAACAATGTTTTAAATTCTCTTACACGGTCAGAACCAACAACCATGACCAAGTTTTTAAACCCTTGCTCATACAGATATGATGCTGCGTCAAAGGCAGTGCGGACTTTCTTATTAATTAAAACTCGGCGAGCGTGACGAGGAAACATCTTACGAACATGCTTTACTTTCGCGCTGTAGTCGAGTGGATTTTTCTTGGCGTCTTGCGACTGAGATAGGAAAACGAAATAAGGATTTTTGCCTGCATTTTTTGCGAGCATGTCTAACAACTTCTGGTGCCCAGAAGTCGGAGGATTCATACGACCGAATGTAAAATAAGCGACCTTCGCTTCTTCTACCAAATAGTCATTGAACGACTTAATCATGTCGTCTCCCTAGTTACATCATTTATTTTGAGCAGCTGCTTTCTTTCGCTCTCTATCAATTTTACGGATATCGGGGATTAACTTTTTGGCGATACGATCAATCCTTGGTCCCATTTTTTCTAATTTCTTTTCCAAGGATTGTCTGCGTGAGAATGAGATTTCACTTTTGTCTAGACCGCGAGTTAGTCTTTTAAGAACGAGCAATCTTGCTTTCTTCCTTGCTCGTTTTTTTACAGTCTCCATATCTGGAGTCTTTCTAAGAGCGCGTTGCCTTCCCATCTTGATACGCGCTTTCATTTTCTTCATTTGAAGACTTCTTTTGATGCGTTGAGCATGAGTAAGTGCTTCTTCTATTTTCTCACCTTCAGGTTGGTAAGAAGCATACTCAGCATTGGTGCCTGCACCCTGCTGCTTGTGACGCTTGTTTGCCTGATAGTTGATATACTCCCCAGTTCCTGGGACGTAATCTACGACGACGAAGTCTTTAAATGAGAGCGGTTTTGCCACGTTTAGTTCCTACTAGGTTTATCCCATCCTTTTAATATATCTGGTGAAAAGTTGTTATATGAAAATTCCATACGGTCAACCAACTTCACCGCATCACCACCAAGTTTGTCGATAGCAACAAATCCTTCTTGACCTGTTACCTTATACCCCTTGCTTGTTTTAACAAAAGTGTCTATATTCGCAAGGGCGTTGAGTTTATTTATAAGGATTAGTTTCGCTAACACAATATTCTTTTGTAGATCGAACATAGCGATCAATGAGGCAGTATTTTGCTTTGAGAAAAATGCCATGATAGCATTTAGTTTTTCCTGCTGTGCTTTCTTACCACGCTCTGTGGATCTTTTATCCATCTCTGCTTTATACTTTGCGCGCAACCAACGTTGTAGTGCAATCACGTGTCGTCGCGAGTCTTGTATCACCATACCCTTACGGACGAACGTGTTATTAAACTGCTCGATCAACTGAGCGAGATCTTGATTTGATTCAAGTTGCCGCAGAGTGCTACCAGCAATTTTCTGAAACAGTTTGCCAGCAGTTGAAAGATATTCAGTTACTTCTTTTGTTTGTCGAGCAGACAAAGTAGCAGTCGTCACGTCACGAAGCATAGCATCTTGACTCCAAACCTTTCGACTATTTCTCAAGGCACCAACATTGACACCAAACGATGCTCGCATACTTTCAAACGTATCACCAGTGTATGTTGTATGCCATACAATACCGATACGAGCAGTCTTTACTTCTTTCGCCGCAGCACTACCAGTAGGCAAAGCATACACGATCGTGTTGGGGTGAAACGTAACATAAGCATCGCCACCAATATTCTTGGTCGCTACATCACCAGGACCAAACAAGAAGTCTCCCTGTATGACGCCTTTGATGCCAAGAGCAGGGAGTTCCTCAAGGGCAGCGTTGAGTTTTACATTCAAGTCGCCGGAAGTGTCAGCGTCTACATCTGCTTTCGTCTTGTATACTTTGGGGTTCTTGTTGAAGATACCCTTCTTTGCCACAAAGAACTTACCGTCACGAGGATCGATGCCTGCGAAAATAGCAGGGGCACCGTCCCACTTGACAGAGATATCACCCTTATGTTTGCCAGCTAGCATATCGCGCAGAGAACGCAGTGCGTTGATCGCCTGACGAGTTCCCTCAACTCCCCCATAGAGGACTTTATCCTCGATGTGAGTCATGTGAGTATTTTTCGCCTCAGAGAGCATTTGATGTGTCATAAACGATTTCATACGGGCATTCTACTATATCTGGACATAAAAGTAAAGGATTGTTTGGCTATATGCATATAACTTTAAGTTACTTCTTCCCAGTCAATACAAACAGCAACCTCATCAGCAGCAGTATTTGTCGCTGCAGCAATCAAAAAAGTTTCGCTACTATCAGCATTTCTTTCTAATTGGTATTTGAACAACCCATCAACAAGGTTGACACTCTGCGCAGACTGATTAGAAGAAGCAGCAAATCCTTGCACAATCAACTCTCCTCCAGAAAAAGAAGTAGGCGTCAGATTATAACTTACAGAGGAAGTTGAAGCAGCAGAGTTCCAACTACCTCCTCCAACTGTTGCTCCTTTATAAACTCTCCAATTGATTACGCTGTTGTTTCCTGTGCTGTTGGGCACAAAATCAATTCCTGTTGGCAATACTATCGCATCTCGTTGATCGTCTTTCAAACGAATGGCAGCGATAGGGTAATACGTTCCAGCAGCAGTAAGTTCTCTACCGACAGCACCAGTTCCTGTGATAGGATGTCCGACAGTTCTAGATACTCCCGATAAAGAATAACCACCTTCGGAAATAACGGTGCTACAAATCTGTTTCAGAGTGCTCGCTCCGCTAGTACCAGCAGTATTTTCAATTTCATACCTAATAGGCAAACAAGCAGTAGTCATGTATGGAGCAGTTACAGTGTTCGCATGATGGAATGTGTGAACATGAACAAACTGACCATTGTATACAAATCCGCAACGAACAGAACCAACACCTAACCACTCAATGTCCATCCAAAAGATTTGGGCAGTAGCAATATTCAAATTAAACCCACTAGCACCATTCCCATCAGCAGTATCAATATTCCAACTAGATTGTGCAACTCGTGTGTCAGAACCTTGAGAACGTTTCACTAAGAAAAGGTCGGTCCCATCAAGTTCTAAGAAGAGACCATCGTTAGTTCCGAAATATCCAACTCTTTGTCTGAGTCCAGTTTTTCCTGTACTCATAACAAAAGTGTTTAGAACCTGTAGAGATTTTCCTGGTTGATATGCAAAGACCCTTTTGCTTTCGCGAATGGCAGTATCGCCTGATGCGTCAGTAAGAGTCATGTCGATTGAAGCACTATCGTCACCGAACCCTGTTGTAGCATTCGTTAACTGCTCAAAGAACTTACCATTATCGTCGTATCTGTTAAATGCTTCAAACAGTGTAAAAGGTTGAGACATTCTCTGCCTACCGAAAGCATCAGTACCCTGTACACTACCACCAGCGTCAGTGACGTTTCCAAATTGATCAGCAATCATAACAACTTCATATAAAGTATCATTGCTGCGCATCAATTGCTTTTTGTCGTTGTTAAACTGTGCCATTTTTATTATTCTCTTTTATTTGTAACTGAAGTCACACATCATTCGTGTAGGATATCCATCCTTTCCCTGAGTGTCGCGAATATTTATTTTGAACTTGTAGGTTTGCGATTCCATCTCCATGTCGATTCGCTTACCCGTTCCTGTCTTACCACCATAATAAACCTTACAACTATTCACAGCAGCTGCTTTTCTCAAAGCATCATTGTCCATTTTTTTAGATACAATCCTTCCTGAGAGTTTGTGTATGATATGATATCCTTTACCGATACCAGTCTCCATCAAACTTTTCATATTAACTTGATTTGGGCGAGTGGTCTTAACTACTCCTCGTTTCAACTTGCCGTTAAAAACATCACAAAACATCTTATAGTCTATTCCAAACAGATCCAGTAGTTTACAACCGTCTGGATTTTTGAGATTATATGTTTGAATATCTTGAGGAGGAAGTATGGTTCGAATGCCAACATTAAAGAAGGTGACTGTTGTCCCCATCTTCAAAGAAAGATAAATTTCTTCCCTACCATCTTTTATCAGAGTAATATCAGTTACTGACTTTCCTATATCAGTACCACTACCCTTTGGATTAGACAATCCAATCTTAGGAGTAAAGTATAACGGACGCTTGGTGTTTTCTCCTCC